AAGTACTCAATATTCCGAAAACTATTTACAGTAAGGTAAACTCTCTCGTGTTTTTCTTCATTGTAATGTATTAGTTTCTCGTATACTGGTGGTGCATTATGTAGTTCTATCATTCTTCAGTATCGCTGCTAAAGGTACTATAGAAGTTACATTCTCTGGAACAAGAAGTCTGTAGCTATCACAATCCCAACAAAATAATAATACTTGGTCGTCATTGGGTTTAGCTCTATTCCTCTTAGTCTGGATATGCTTATTATCGAAGTCCATTGTGCAGACATTATATTTCATTCTGCGACTATTTTGACTACGGTAAGTAATGATGGCATCGCCTGCATTAGTTACATTCTTTATAAAGTCATCTTTCTTCATGCGTTTCCTTGTGGGTTGTTAAAGTCCTTTAGCGTCCCAACTATGGTATCGTCTTGCAAGGTGATTCTATAAGATAAAAGAAGACCCAGCCTGCGAACAGACTGAGTTGCTTCAAGGGGTAAAGTTAGTCGTTCAGTTCGTTAATTAACTGTGCGAAATACTGAGCTGCCTTACCAGTAAGCTTACTGATAATTGCTGCATCTGGTTCTTTTCCTGCATCACTAATAGCATTAGTAAGAGTTTCCTGTGCACCTGCTACAGATACTCTAGTACCACCAGTTGAACCTGATTTAGTTCCAGTCGCAGGAGTTTTCTTTACATAAACTCCAGCTTTTGTTAATATCATTCTGACTCCATTCGGACTCTCGTCTATGTCATCAGCTATCATTTTAACGATTTCCATACTTGTTTCAGGAGTAGGTTCCTCTGCAGTATACATCTCTACTGCCTGAGCTTTTAGTTCGTCTGTCCAAGCCATTTTTCTTTTCCTTGTTTTGTATTTTTGTTTGTATTCGGCAAGAGTAAAGGTGTTACGGTACCCCGGACACCAACCTGTGGCATCTAGCATTTGTGTGTAAAACCTGTCGCTCATTGCTTATTTCCTTAATATAAATATATTATACTAAAAGTTTAAGCATTAGTCAAGAACTAAATTTTATAAGGTATATCCGAATGTGATAATATCGTCTTTATATAGTGTTGCCACACTACTACGAGTCCTTAATGTATACCACTGCTTCCACATAGGTGCTACAAACAAGTTCTCTAAAACTGATGTATCTTTCGGATGTAAGTCTAATTCCTCTAGTTCATGTTTCCAATCTTCTAGTCGTATTAAGATATTACAATCCTTATATATTTCTTTCTGACTTTGCATTACATTAGCGTTCAACCAAACATCAAAGCCTACATAATTTAGACTGTTTTGATATTCTGTTACTGCTCTCTCAAAGGGGTTTCTTATAACCCCTATCTTGCACTTAGCAGATTCCAGAAATAAATTCTGACTCATAACTAAGCTCCCTTGCTAATGCTTTGCAATCATCTATTGCGTGTTCTCTTTCTTTAGGGGACAAGTCATTCAACCCATCCAACTTATCAAGTAAGGCTTTTAATTTAATTGCACAATCAATTCTGTTGTGTGTCACTTAAAGTTCCTCTTTAGAGAAGACAACTTGTCTTCCAATCCAGCTAGTTTTTCAACTTCTAAGTCTAACGTATGAATGATATCTCCATGTTCTGCTAGTCCGACATGCGAACCTAACAGCACTTCTATATTCATTTTGTGTGCTTCAATGCAACCTTCGTAAACTTTTACAAGTGCATTAACTAATCTATCTCTATAATTGCTCATCCTAATAATCCTATAACAAAGTTCCTAATGAACCTCTCTCTATGTTTTCCTACATCAAATGCCGCAAACATTAATAACGGTGTTAATGGTAATGCCATTAATGACACTCCCATGGTAACGATTTTCTTATGCCTAAGGACAGGATTGTCTTTATCTGTTAGCACAGCAACTCTAAAAGCAGGTAGAACCAGCTTCCATATTACTATGAACCAAGCAGACAGCCAAAAGGCTATTAAATAATCCATATCTTTTCCTTATGCTCATTTTATTGAGTTCTTTACAAATATTGTTGTAAATGTTTTAAACTACCAATCGAGTAGGCTGGTAGTGGGTAATACTTACCTGCAGAAGTTATGTGAGGAAAGAAAGTTTTACTTAATAAACTTTGGTCAGTACACTCTATGGTATAGACTAAGTATAATTTATAACCTCTTTCTTCTTCTCCTTCAGGCTGTATTTCTCTTTGGATAGTAGCTGGGTAATTCTGATGAATACACCAAACTTTTTCTCCGATTTCAAACTCATCTGCCATACATTGGTCTGGCAAGATTGCGTTTCTTCTTCCGTCGTAGTCAGTCATGGAGAGTTTCTGAGGCACTCCTAGTCTTTCTATAATTCCTTTAATAAATGCAGGTGAGCGATAAAGCGACTTAGCTATATCAGATACATTAAATCCGTCTACATACATCTGAACTGTACTCTTTATCTCTTGTGGGTCTGCACCTTTTCCTTTGTTCTGTGCCTTTCTTATAGCACGGAATCTCATAGTCTCGTTATGTTCGACTATGATTTTGTTTAATCTTGTAGTGTTGTAGGCAATGTTTAACATGCCACACGCTTCTTTTTTAGTTATAGGCTTCTCGCCTTCTAGTAATTCTATTACTTTACTTATATTCGCTTCCGCTAAGTTCTCGTGCTTTTTTATTCTCATTCTCTACCCCTAGTAATATGATTGCATAATGCAGAATCTTTAATAAGTCCTGCTCGTTTCTTCCATCTTTCTTTCCATAGCGTTGGGCATACTTTATAATGTTGCCTAGGCAGAAGCCTTCGCCATGACCAGCGTCGAAGATGAACTCGGTTGACTGGATTTTATTCATACTGTAGTGACTATCGTAAGTATTTAGTATGTGATTCTTTAGCATGTTCAATGCTACTCTTTCATTAAACTTGTCGTTATTATATTCTGTCATTTACTTCTCCGTTGTAAAAAATCCTACTTGTACTAATCTTCCTGTTTGTTTGTCTTTGCCAAAAGAAGCATTGAAAGGAGCATGCCAATACTTTGCAGGATAAATAACGCATCTGTTATATACATTCCCAACATAAGTATGCAACTCCCAGTCTTTACTGTTGCTTTTCCACTCACCTTTGAACCCAGCATTTCTGTCTATTTTTAAATCTTCTGACTTCTCTATTGAACCTGTTACCTTACTTCTAAAGAGTGCTGTGCCTGTGGTAATGTCGGCTGTCGGTTGTAAATAAATTACACACGCCCATGCCTGACCATCTACACTTTCTGTTGTTCTCTCTAAATATCCTGAACAGTCATGGTGAATCCAGTTAAGAAACTCGTTCTCTTTCTTTATCCCAAGAGTAAACGCTCCATTGGAGTTTTTGTGAGGAAAGTAAGTTATCTGCTTCCCTATAGTTTTCTCTAATCTGTTCTTTAAGAATAGTCGGTTCTCACTAGAGTAACTAGACAAAGTCCTATCTCCAGGAAATGCCATCTTCTTTCCTCGCCTTCCAGGATAGTAAAAAAGTTTTAGTGCTTTTTCTCTAACCTCGTCTGGGTTTGGATAGAAGTTATCAACTATGTGTACTGTCATGCTTTGTGAGTTCGTCTATTACTTCAAGTCCGCCCTCTAACTTAGCTAGATATTCTTTCTTCTTAGCAAGTTGAGCCTTTAGATTGACAATATCGTTCTCGACACCTGACATCTGTGCTTCTAAGTTTTGTTTTAGTACTTGACTATGTTCCATTGTTTCCACTGTTGGTTCTTTTACTCCTATTAGTTGGTCTAAAAAGTTTGTTTTAGTGCTTCTTGCCATTTAATCTTACTCCATTTAGCATCTGGTATTCATCCCCATTGCTCTTTCTGACCACTATTGGTCGTTTTAATACTTGAAACTGCGCGTACTCTAATAACTTCTTATTGATTTCTTCGTCTGATGTTCCTTCTTTAAACATTAAGGCACCTTTGCCCACTTTTACTTTTATCATCTTGTTATTCTCTTTTCATAGTCTGCGTAATCTTCATTCCACCAGACTGGCTTATCTCTGTACTTCCACTCGGCAAAGGTTGCTTTGTCTAGGTGGTAGTAATCTCGATACGATTGTATAACATCATCTTCGTTTTTTAACTCATCAGGCATAGCCATAAGGAAAGGAGTCTGTCCTAACCTAGGCATATTCTTTGGTTCAGGTAGTTTGTTTACTACTTCTACGATAGACTTATGCTGTTTTCCATAACGATAGTGGTACTCATCATTGAGCGCGTTAGCGTAACAATGAGCCCACTCAAAGTTATCCAAAGATGACCTAACCCAAATCGTGCATGGATGATTATACATCATCGGCAGATAAGGTGTAAGAGGTCGCTCTTCCATAGGAAGATGCTTTATCTTGGCTTTCTTACTGTTTAGTACTTCTCGTTCGTCCTTGTCAAGCGCACGAGGTACAAAGCCTAGTACTTCATCAACCCATATTGCTGTGCACAGTAACTGTGCTGCCTCGAGAGGCATTTTAACAATATGCTTGTCGACATGGTACTCGGCACATCTATCAAGGTCTTCATCTAAATAAAATAAATTCATCTATTTCCAACACTTGTAGACACCACATAATCCATCTGCATTTTCTGTAGTTCCACAGTAAGTGCATGGTTTATCTGATTTGGTTGGTTTATGTTTGGTTTCTGTAATTTTCATATGAGTATATTATACTAAAATTATCAGTAGATGTCAAGAACTATTTTGAGTTTATCTTATCTTTAGCTGTTCCAGCGTAAAGACCAAACCATGCAGCTCCTGCCCCTACTACAATCGAAATTAATCCCGACTGCTCTAATGTAGGTACATCTAATTCCATGAACCAAAAAGTACAATAGTATAATAAATACATATAAATACTTAAAAATGCTCTAGGGAATATTCTCCATGCGTCTACCATGTTTGATAACCATATCCATTTCTGCCATGGATTATCAGGCTCTTTTTCGTTCTCCATCTCCATAATCTTGGCTTTTAATTCACCAATTTCTGAAACCATTGCCATAAACTTATTAAGGTCTATTTCTACCTCATTCCTCGACATATCGCCTTGGAACTGTTCACTTGGTTGTGCCATATATTTCTCCTGGCTCCCAATCTAACCACTTACGCCTTCTATCCCCATGAGGTCCGCTGCTATGCGGTTCACGGAAATGAAAGGATATTGATATTCGTGGGCTTAGAGTATCTACTTTATGATACTGCCTAGTAGGTATATACAAGAGGTCTCCATCGTCAAGCTCTATAGTCTCCAGTAATTTAGGAGTATAGGACTTGGGACGCATCTGCTTGTCCTCTAAGGCAAAGTCCTCGTACATATACCATCTTATCTTTCCAC